ATATTACCAGTCATAATAGTTAGTTTATAATCTCCTGCATCTGCATTTTTCTTAGCAGTAATACATTTATCATATAAAGACTTCATATGGCCATTAGCAATATCAACACAAATAAAATAATGTGTTCTAAAATCACCAATTCTATTAAGATAATTATCAATAAATAAATCTTCAAATTCTTTCATTGATAATGCTACCCATTGTTGATCATTCATTAAATCTTTACGAACTTCTAAACTAATATTTCTTGGTATAATTGGTGTAATTCCATTATCTAAAAATGTTTCATAATTTTCAAAATTAACTACACTAGCCATTGGGGCAGTGAATATTGGTAAGAAATGCTTTTCTAAAAATGGATTACATTCAGAACGTGAAGATATATTTGAAATCACGGCTGGAACTAATGTCAAATCATTATAAGAATATCCTTTAATATTTTTAATCATATCGCCAACTAAAATTTTTATTCATTAATATATATTCAAAATCTTTATAAAGTTCTTCCTCTGTATCGGAATATATAAAATCATCATAACTTTCACTAACTGTTCTACAATATTCCCATTCATTATTCTCTTTATTAAAACAAGAAAATCCCAACTTTAAATTGGTTCCTTTGATAAAATATTCACAATAATTTTCTACTTCTTTTTCATCATAATATTCAGGCCATTTTGCCGGTCTTTTATCGATTATCTTACTTATTTTATTCTTCATATTACCAATTATCTGTATTTGTTATATCAAATGAAAAATCTTTTGTATGTACATTAATAATATAGCCAAGGCCTGTTCCCATAAAACCAACTTCAAGGCATTCTCCTTTACTTTCAAGATATTCATTCCATATCTCATTAAACCTATAGAATTCTACTTTATCAAATGATGGTCCATATTTACAATAATCTTCATAATCTTTTTGAAACTTATCTTTTAGTATATCTAATTCTATATCTATATCTTCTAATTTTTCTTCTTTACCACATCCATAGCATTTAATGAATTTATCCATTATATCACAATTATCATTTGTTCTGTATATTATAGATGTTCCACCACCTATTGTACCAAACTTATGTCTACCGGTTTCTTTATCAACTCTACAATCTTTATGATCTGCTAAAAACTTAAGATAATGCTTATACTGGTTTTCAGTTAGTTTAAACATGTCTTGATGAGATGGATAAACCGCTTCTAATTCACCTGTTTGGTATTGAGATAATGTATCATTATTTATATAATCATATTTATCCATATATTCTATTTTATTTATTATTCATAATTTAAATATTAAAAAGGTATCTCTTCTTTTTCAAATTCATTAAATTGTATTGTTAATGATTCATTTTTGTTTACTTTATTTTCAGTATTGTCTTCTTGTGGTAATAGATAAGAGAATAATTGATCTCTCATTTGATTAGTATTTTCTTGCTTTCTCATAAACCTATCATTAGATTTATCTTGCTCGCTATAATTAAAATAGTCAAATTCTTTATGAATTATATCTGGTAACTCATTAATAACATCTTCTAATTTAACCTTTTCATTATGTTCAAACTCTGGAATTATCTCTTCTTCAACTTCTTCTCCATTATCTTCTTTCATATCATCCATAAGTTGTTGCAAGAAGAATGTTTGTGTATTCCAATCACCATAGATATTATTCAATTGTTGTTTTGTTTTCCAAATCAATTCAAATGGTTGTATAGATATTATTCCATTTTTTGGTCTTGAATGTATAATGATAATATCCCAATATTCTTTGACTAATTCAAACATTGTCTCTGCATATTGTAAGTCATCAACTATAAGATTCTTAATTGAATTACACCATTTACATGTCCATTCTGCTAAGAAAACTTCAATATCATGTGTTGTTACTTGTGGATTTTCTTTAGCCCAATTTTGTGAATCTTTAATAAATCTTAAAACTGGAAAATCAAGTCTTTTCTTCTTTCTTGATGACTCAATACTTACAAATCTTTGTATTCTTCTAAGTTTGGTAAAATTTAATCTATTATTCTTATAATCTATACAATACTCATAAATATCTGAAATTGTCTCACAATCATAATGCTTATAAAGACTTAATATGATTGGTACATGTTTTTCTAATATTTCAATATCCTCAACATACAAATCATTTTCTTCTCTTAATTTAACATTTTCATCATCTTTGTCTTTAAATATAGAATAATTGCCTTTAAGTAATTCTCTATACATATCTATATTACCATCAGTGATATGATTCAATAATGTCCTAACCTTAATTGTGTCTTGATTGAATTTAATATTTCTACAAGCTTTCATAAATTCATCTACATCTTCTTTAATTCCTTCATCAACTTCCTTATCACTTGTCAAACATTTCACATCATATCCATAATAACGCATTCCTTCCATCATTACATCTAATTGTTTAGAATAATCAGAATAACGTTCCTCAAATATCTTTAACTTATATGTTGTCTCATCAATATAATATTTACAATCATTCTCATCATATTTAAGATATTTGTTTGCACTTAATAAAGTACTAATTAATGGGTTATATTTTGATTCTTCTTCATTACGTTCCAACATATCATTACATGTCTTAACCAAGTCTCTTGCAAACATTAAGTCCTTTTGATTGAAGTTCAAATCTAATGGTTGTGTATAATAATAGTTGATTGGTGATCCATTGTTGTCATGTAATGGTAAATATATCTTGATATATAAATCATTATTTCTTAACCTATTAGCGAACTGTTCAATATCTTGTGGAATCCAAGTCTCATTAAAATATACAGAAAATGGTAATCTATCACAAATATCTACACCTACAGAAAGATATGTTGAACAAAACACTATATCATTATCACCAACAGTTTTATTCACATTAATATTATCCATTGATTCTTCACCATATTGTGACTTCTTATAATAAAATGCTTTAATTGGTCTTGTATAGTTTCTCTCATTCAATATCTTACTAATAATACCTATAACTTGATCAAAATAAAGATTACCATTATTAGTTGGAAACAATATCTTTCTATTTTCCTGAATATCTGTTGCCATTGAATTACACATATCAAGTAATTGTTCAGTTGTTGATGGAACTAAATTCACAATACATTCTTTAATACGAATATCTTCCTTCTTTACTTTAATATGTTTGATATTTGGAAAGAACAACATTTCACCTGTTGGAGTACCAGTCATCATGATAATCTTCGCTTTACAATTTGCCAATCTTTGAATTGTTGGGCCCATTACATCTCTATAAGAACTTGTAAACAAAAGATGAGATTCATCAATTACTATATACTCAAACTTAGCTGTATCTAATTCAAATACATTTAATCTAGAAAATTTATCTATAGTCATTGACATATTTTGACTCCCAAGAATATCTACTAATGTTGGTCTTTTGTTACCATAATAATATAACCAATCAGATGTCTTCTCATCAGCTTCTACCTTTGCTTTAATAGTTGATGTAAATGGTAAAATCAATAATGTCTTAGCCTTCAATGATTTAATCATCTCAGTCTTACCATATCCTGCACCAGCTTCTAAAAGTGTAATATGATCCAAATTCTTTATAATATCATCTTTAATATCACTTAAATATTGATCTTTACGAAGATATAATATTGTTTGTTTTGACTTACTATTCAATATTTGTATTGGATCTGTCTTAGTTGAAGCATTTGTTATCTCTTCTTTAAGCTCTTCAATTTTCTCTCCTTCATTGTCATCTTTAACTTTAATATTGAATCCATGATATTTATTCAATTCTTTAACAGCCCATACACTTATTGGTTTATTATGTATTGCTGCTGTCTTAATGTCTCCCCTTAACTCACGCGGACTAGTATCTTTACATATATTTACTAATATATTAAATGCCTTTTGTTCACCAAAAATAGATGTCAAAGTGTTCGCTAATTGCCAACGTTGAGCATGTTTATAGTGTTTCTTTCCTTTTGATTTAGATATATCATATTCATTTACATTTTCAATATTAGATATCTCTATGTTTTGTTTCTTATTAAAATCATCATTGATAAACCACTCTAATTTCGAAAAAACTTGAACCAAATCAGGATGACTAATCCAATTAATGCTTTCAATACCTGTATTAAATGCACTTTCAAAATTCACATCTAAACGTACATCATTGAAGTTAGTACTCATTAATGCATTATCTGATGATATAAAAATACCTTGTTGTGGTTTAGCCATAGCCATATCCATATATTCAAATATGTTCTCTTTAGTATATCCATATTTTTCCATATACTTAGACAATATAATATAAACATATGAATATTTATGCCTAAAGTTACAAAGATATTCTACTTTACGATTTTTAAACTCTACAGATATTGGTGTAATCTTAGTCCAAACGTGTAATGATTTTTTTGAAGCTGACTTACAAACACCAATAAACCAATGGAACTTACTTAACTCATCAAACAAGTCATATTTAAGCCCATCTGCTATTTTCTCATCTTTAATATCAAGGTCAATAATTTGTAAGCCATTCCAAATTTGAAATGACACATCACCAATAGGACGATTATTAGAAGAAGTTGAATAAACTACTTTACGATTAGATTTTTCTACTTTTGAATATTCCTCATCATATAACAAATCATAAATCTGT